ATGGAACAATCGGAATATTCGAGTACAATGTATGGGTTTTATGATGATGGGCTTGGTGTCGAGATGGAAGTAGACTTGTTTTAGAAACTTTAATTTTAACTAAATAATTAAGAATAAAAGATCTTAAATTAAGGAGATATAACATGGCATTTTTTCCGTTGAGCCCAGGTGTTCAAATTCGTGAAATTGATCTAACTAACTTCATTCCGGCTGTTGCTACCTCCGGTGGTGCGTTTGTGGGACAGTTTATCTGGGGACCAGTAAAAGAATATACAACAATTTCGAACTCTAACATTCTTGCAACTACATTTGGCAAACCAACTGAAACCAACTATAGCGATTGGTATTCGGTATCAAACTTCCTTGCATATACTAATAACTGTACTGTTATTCGTGTAGTCGATGAAGCAACTGCTAAGAACTCAAGCGCTGATGGTACTGGAATTCTTGTAAAAAATAAGGATCATTTCCACTTAGTTAATGATTCAAATGACGCTGAGCAATTCACGTCGCGTTTTCCCGGAGCGATTGGCGACTCAATTAAAATTATGATCGCCGACGCTTATACATTTGGATCGTGGAATTCAGTGTATAAAGACGAATTCGATTTTGCACCGGGAACTAGCGATTATGCCGCTGCTCTTGGCGGATCTAATGATGAAGTTCACATTTTAATCATCGATGAAGACGGATTGTTCTCAGGCGTTCCTGGATCAATTCTTGAAAAGTATCCATTTGTATCAAAAGCAGTTGACGCTAAAGGACTTGATGGCGATCCAATTTTCTATGGTAATGTTATTAACGATTCAAGTTATTACGTTTGGTACTTTGGAGCCCCTGCCGCTACAGCTTACAAAACGGCTTCTGATGTGACCGCTATCGCTATTACTAACGGCGGTTCAGCTTATACAACCGCAACCGTAACAATTACAGGTGACGGAACTGGCGCAACTGCTGTTGCTACATTGACTGCTGGCGTTGTAACAGCTATTGCTATTACTAATGCAGGAACTGGTTATACAACCGCAACCGTAACAATTACAGGCGACGGAACTCTTGCAACTGCTACAGCTACATTGACTTTAGTACCTACTGATGCTTGGGCTCAAAAAGTTCAAAATATAACCGGAACGGCTCGCAAATTCAAAGCGCTTAAAGCTGTTTATGATGTGAGTTTGGTAGGTGGTAGCGATGGAGACTTAGTAACTTCAAACGAATTGATCGGAGGTTATGATATGTTCCGCAATGCGGAAGAAGTTGATGTGTCGTTAATTTTCGTAGGCGATGCTGGTGGTGAAACTTCATGCCGTGCTGTTACTCAACACGTTATTGATAATATATGCGAACAGCGCAAGGATTGTACAGTTTATTTCAGCCCACGTAAAGCAGACGTTGTTAACAAAACACAATCCGATGCTGAAAAGAATTGCATTATATATCGTAATTTAATTGGACGTTCTACTTCCTATGCAATTATGGACTCAGGCTGGAAAATGCAGTATGACGTATTTAACGACAAATATCGTTGGATTCCATTGAACGCTGATATTGCCGGTCTATGCGCAGCAACCGATTATGACTATGATACTTGGTGGTCGCCTGCTGGATTTACTCGCGGACGCATCAAAAACGTTATTTCGCTTGCGTTTAATCCAAACAAAACATCTCGCGATGGATTGTATAAAAACAGCATCAACCCAGTAGTAACATTCACTAATGATGGAACTGTATTGTACGGCGATAAGACATTGCTTGCTAAAGCGTCTGCATTTGGTTACATTAACGTTCGTAGATTGTTTATTGCACTTGAAAAAGCAATTGGTCTTGCTGCTAAATATCAATTGTTCGAATTCAACGATCAATTTACTCGTGCTCAATTCCGTGCAATGACTGAGCCATTCTTACGTGAAGTGAAAGGTCGTCGTGGTATTTACGACTTCAAGGTTGTTTGTGATGAAACTAACAATACGCCTGAAGTTATTGATCGCGCTCAATTTGTCGCTTCGATTTTCATTAAACCAGCACGTTCAATTAACTATATTACATTGAACTTTGTTGCAGTACGTACCGGGGTTGAATTCAGTGAAGTTGTCGGTGCTATCTAATAACATCTAGTTAATCAAGCACTTAGCCCGCTTTATTGCGGGCTTTTTATTGACTTGCAGTCTTGCCTATATCGGTTCAAACGTGTGTTAATATAAATAACATAACAAAAAGAGTATGAGTGTAAGACATGAATCGCGAAGAGTTATTAAAGCTATTATCAAATAAAGATGTAAGGCTTAGAGTTGAGAAATTAGGAAAGGACTATGAATCGGAAATAAAAGAACTATCTGCTATATTAGATGATAATTACACGTTAAAGGATAGAGTCGAGTTTATTCGTTTACAATTGAATGAACCTCCGGTATGTAAAACATGCGGAAAAATTATACACTGGAAATCTGGGTTTGCTCTATATTGTTCGCTCAAATGTCATAAGAATAGCGATGAGTTTAAACTAACGCTTCAAAATGTATCTAAAAAATCTATTGATAACGGTTATACGCGAGAACAATTATTAACGGCGATTACTAGGGCTGATGGAGTAATGTCATCTAATCGCGGAAAATACGATGTTGATATTATGCGATTGACTAATGGTGTTGATACCGGATATTCAATCAAGGAACGCATTCAAATTCTTGCTGAAAATATAGAACCTCCGGTATGTAAAACCTGCGGTAATATAGTTCATTGGGATGGTAGTAGTGCTAGATGGAAACAATTTTGTTCGATTAAATGTAGTAATTCCAATACTGAGTTGACTGCGCGAAAAGTTTCAAATAAAGATTATGACCAAGTATTCAAAAAAGTCCGTGAGCGGTGTATGATAAAATATGGACATGATAATGCAATGAAGTCTAATGAAGTTAAAGAAAAAGTTCGTAACTCTTGTGGCGGTAGTATAGGATTCGGGAATCCAATAACCGCATCAAAAGCGCGGGATACTATGCTATCTTTATATGGAACCACATCTCATTTTCCATCTAAAATAACAAAGCCTCATCAAAAATTGATTGATTGGGTTTCAACCCTTGGATTAGAATATAGGGTAAATGATAGAAATGTATTAGCTAATTTGGAACTTGATTTGTATTTTCCGAATCATAATTTCGCAATCGAAATAAATGGTTTATACTGGCATTCTGAAAAATTTGCAGGTGTTATGGATCATGAAAATAAATATAAGCGATGTAATGATTTAAATATAAAATTACTCCAGTTGTGGGATTTTGAGGTACTATATAAATTTAGTCTTATACAAAGTATGATTTCATCGAAATTAGGACTTAATAAAAGAATCTATGCTCGACATTGTAAAGTAATTGATATTTCTGCGAAAGATGTATTTGAGTGGTATCAATCTACACATATCCAAGGAGGGATATTAAAGAAAGGTAAAGCCTTAATTCATAATAATGAAATTGTTGCCGTTATGGTTATTAAAAATGGAATTCTCGAAAGGTTCAGTTCAAAACTTAATACTACCGTCATTGGAGGCATGAGTAAAATAATAAAATCATTTAATGTAAATGAGATTATTACCTACAGTGATAATAGATACTCAGATGGGCGTGCATATTTAAATTCTGGCTTTACGCTTATATCCGAAACCGCGAAACCCAAGTATTATTATACTAATGATTATAAATCATTAAGAAACAGATGGGAATTTATGAAAGATAAAATGGCGGTAATGAAAGGATTTAATTTTAATGCAGCATTAACAGAAAAAGAGAATGCTACTAATAATGGATGGGTTAGAGTGTATGGCTGCGGAGGTAAAAAATGGAGGTTATTACTTAACTAAATAACTCCATAAATAAATGAGGAAAAACGATGAAAAGTTTTATAGAGTATATCGAAGAAAGTTCTTCGGAATTTGATTATGAAATGATTGATGGTCGTGCTAGAGTTTATTGTAAAAAGGAACTCATCGGAACCCAAGAAACAAAGGATTTTATTAATAAATTTAAAAAATTCATGAAGCAAAAAACCGGAAAAGAATGGATGTACGATTCTCGTGGAACCGATTCCGATGATAAAATGTATATGGATTTTGAAAAGAATTGATAACAATATAGTTTAATAAATAAGTAAGTAATTTAAAAGGAGAAATCTAATGGCGAATATGAGTGTATCGAGTTTCATGGCAAACTTCCAAGGCGGCGGTGCTCGTCCTAACTTATACGAAGTAATTTTAACGTTCCCTCAAGCAGTTCCTGATGCAAACTTTGCTCAGGTAAAAACTGCCTTCACTTGTAAAGCTGCTAGTTTACCATCATCAAATATGGGGATCGCTGAAGTTCCTTATATGGGACGTGCTGTTAAACTTGCAGGCGATAAAGTGTTTGATGATTGGAATATCACTATCGTTAACGATCTTGACTTTGCATCGCGCAATGCTTTTGAACGTTGGTTGAACTTCATTAACGAACATGAATCAAACTTGGGTGTTGATCCTCCCATGCTTTATCTTGCTGATGCGGTTGTTAACCAACTCGACAGAAGCGGCGGAATCATTAAGTCGTATCAAATGGAACGCATTTTCCCAACTCAAGTTGGCGAAATTACTCTTGGATATGATCAGAATGACCAAGTTGAAGAGTATTCTGTAACATTTGCTGTGAACTGGTGGTCTACCATCGGTACTGTTATTACTACTTCTTAATAGAAGTCGCATAGCGTGGTTCGCTCCACGCTTTATTTCAATAAGGATTTAGGATATCTATGGAATTTTTCGGTTATAACTTTACAAAGAAAGAATCAAAGCCAAAAGACTTGAAAACTTTTGATACTACGTCTGACGATGATACGAGTGTATTAGTTGAGTATTCGAGTTCATACGCATATTCATTTGAAAGTGATATTCTTAATGCTAAGGATGATGACTTAATTAAAATGTGTCGAGAAATCTCGACAGTATCCGAAGTAGATCAAGCCCTTATTGAAATAAAGAATGAAATTTTTATTTTTGATAATTTAGAAAAACAAGCGGTAACAATTAATTTAGATAAACTTGAAAACATGGCAAGTTTAAAGAAAAAAATTGAAGAATCGTATGCCGATGTTTATAGACTTCTCGATTTCAATAAAAATGGAATTGATTTGTTTAATAACTGGTATGTTGATGGTCGAATAGTTTTTCACAAAATTATTGAAACGGGAAAAGAAAAAGAAGGAATTAAAAAACTTCAAAGAATTGATCCTTTAAAAATAAAAAGAGTTAAAGTTCTTCCTAAAAAAGATCAAAAGACTGGGCAATTCAACGTTAACGAAATTAAAGAATTTTATGTATTTCGCGACAAGAATACTAAAGATAATAATTTCAGCCCTACATTACAACTAACGCTCGACTCAATAACTCACGTCGATTCTGGAGTTTTTGAACCCGTCTCCGGTCGCGTTGTTAGTAATTTATATAAAGCGATCGTCCCTTACAATAATTTAAAATTGCTCGAAGATTCAATTGTCATTTATAGAGTAACTCGCGCGCCAGAACGTCGTGTGTTTTATGTTGATACGGGTAACTTACCTAAAGTTAAAGGTGAACAGTATCTAAAAGATTTAATGGCGAGATTCAAAAATAAACTTGTTTACGACTCAAAGACGGGGTCTATTTCTGATAGAAAAAATGTATTATCGATGGTTGAAGATTATTGGTTGCCGAGACGCGAAGGCGGAAAAGGAACTGAGGTAACAACATTACCCGGAGGTCAATCCCTTGGTATCATTGAAGACATTGAATACTTCAAAAATAAATTAGCCGACGCTTTAAATGTTCCAAAGTCAAGATTTTCCGCAGAACCTTCAATGTTTGGTCGCGGCTCAGAAATATCACGCGATGAATATCGCTTTAAGAAATTTATTAATAAGTTGCGTGATAGATTCACCGAACTGTTTACGGATATTTTAAAGACTCAATTAATTCTTAAAGGCGTTATTTCGATAGATGAGTGGGAAGAAATTAAAACATTTATTAGATATGATTTTGCTGAAGATAATACCTTTGTTGAAAGTAAAGAACTTGATTTAATTAACACTAAACTTCAATCGATGCAAACTGTTGATAGTATGGTAGGTAAATATTTTGATGCTAAATGGGCTCTAGTAAATATTATGAGACTATCCGAAAAAGATGCAGATGAAATGCTCACACGGGCAAAAACATATCGAGAAGAAAATAACAATTTAGGAGATGAGCAATGAATTTTTTAGAAATTAAAAATAAAGTAGATGCTGCGTTCATAGAGCATTCGCGTATTACACCAATCAAAGATGCACAAACAACTGACGTTAATGATATTCAAGTTCCATTAAAGGAATCCGGAACAATTGAATCGCATGTTAGTAACTTAGTTTCAAAACATTTTAATAAAGCATTAACCCATGCACGTAAGAAAATAAACACATCTGTAAAGAAAAAAGCTGACTCTATGTCTCTATCTCACCATAAGATTACTCGCGTCGCCGGAAAGATGTTACGAAAAATGGCAGAAGAGATTGAGACCAGCACTAAAGAAGAAACTGAAGTTACGACTGAAATTCGCGCCGCTGCAACAATGCACGGCGGGGAACTAACCGAATATGCGGATGGCGTTGGTATTATCGAATTCAGAAAGAAAGCTGCACTTGATCACTTTTTGATTTATTTGGATGACAACGATCTTGTAGATGATTTTGAAGTTCACGCGCACATTCATGACGAAGATGAAGGTTCAATTGAGGAAATTGATTTAGATCAAATCGATGACGATTTACATGTCGATTTCATTGTTACGTTTTACTTATTCCCAGATATCGTCGAATTCGAGCCAAGCGATGAATATGAATATGATGACATGGAAGACGAATTTACCGTCGAAGAAATGGTAAAAATTAAAGAGTTTTACCAAGGAAGTCGTAAAGCACTTATTGAGTCGGTTGTAGATAGCGCAAATACCGCATTAACAAATAAGAAAATTAGATCTATTGCTCATAGAGATGGCATTGTATCAGAATTTACTTCATCAAAATTAAATGAAATGAAAGGATTTTCGAGTGAGCTTCAAACTTTAATTGAATCCAGCGAATTAATTCTAGCAGCCGAATATATCATCGAAAATTACAAACCTTCAGTTTATGCGGGTGCCGATAGATCTGTTGATCGCTTCTCTGCGTTATACGAAGAAGATGAAACTTTAATGGAAGTTGTGAGAAAAATTAAAGTTAACGCTCGCGGCACAAGACGAATCAAAATGCAATGTAATAAAGGATTTAAATGGAATTCGACGTCTCGTTCATGCGAGAAAATTACTGGCGCTGAATTGATGACTATGCGCAAATCAATTCGTAAAGCGCTTATCACTAAACGCTCGATGGGGTCATCGTATAAAGTTCGCGTAGTTCGCAAAGCAGCTAAAGCTGATAGATATAGAAAATCTATGGGGTTAAAATAATGAAACTACTTATTGAAACCAATACAGAAAATCTACAAATCATTACCGAATCGGTTAATGGTGCGAAGCAGTATTTTCTTGAAGGTGTATTCCTCCAAAGCGAAATTCAAAATAAAAACGGAAGAATGTATCCTAAAAAAGTGTTAAATGAAAGTGTACAAACCTATATCAAAGAATATATTAATACTGACCGGGCTTTAGGCGAATTGGGTCATCCGGAAAATGCTTCAATTAACTTAGATAGAGTATCTCATAAAATTGTATCCTTACGTGAGGATGGTAATAGTTGGATTGGTAAAGCTAAAGTTCTATCTACTCCTTTTGGAAAAATCGTTCAGAACTTAATGGATGATGGAGTGAAACTTGGTGTTTCGTTAAGAGCTCTTGGTTCCATTAAAGAAAGTAATGGAGTTCGCGTAGTTCAAAATGATTTACGTCTTGTCACACCTGCCGATATTGTTGCAGATCCAAGCGCGCCCGACGCATTTGTTCAGAACTTAATGGAAAATAAGGAATGGATTTTCGTTGACGGTATCTTAGTTGAACAACAAATTACCGAAGTTAAAAATGATATAAATAAGTTAAGTAAATCAAATAAACTTAATGAAGCTGCTCTTTTGGCAGTATTCAATAAAGTTTTAAGTAAATTCTAATAGGAGAATCTAATGGACATTAAAATGCTTTTTGAATCTGCAGGTGTTGAACTTTCGCCTGAAGTTGTAACAAAATTCGACGAATCGCTAACAGCTCTTATTGAGTCAAAAGTTGAAGAAACAACCACAACCCTTACTGAAAAATTTAATGTTGAAACTGAAACATTAAAGACTGAACTTGCTGAACAATACGATCAAAAGGTCGAATCAGAAAAAGCTACATTAATCGAACAAGTTGACTCGTATGTTTCACATGCCGTAGAAGAAGCTCTTGCAATTCATGAAGCTGCATTAGTACAAACTGATGAATATTCAAGAATGACTAAAGTGTTCAATGAAGTGAAAACTACTTTCGAGCGTTATGGTTTTGATATTTCAGAATCAACTGTCGTAGAAGAAGCTACCGCAAATGTTGAAGCTCTAAACGAAACTGTTTCAAGTTTACTTGAAAAGAATTCTAGTCTGAAGGCTGCATTACGTGAAGCTGAAGAGACTATCGTTTTTGAACATGCGACCGCAGGTCTAACTGAGATGAAAAAGGAAAAGGTAAAGAAACTTGCCGAAAACATTGAGTGGTCAACTGTAGCTCAGTTGAGTGAGAAGTTGAAAGTAATTGTTGAAGAAATTTCAACAATCAAACCTGAAAAAGATGAGAAACCAAAATCGCCAGCGCCTGAGCCGGATTCTAAAATGTCAATGTACATTTCAAAACTTTAATTTTATAAATAATTAAGAATTATTCAAAGGAGAAAAAAATGAACTCAATTTTACTTGAAAAGTGGGAACCGCTGTTGAATGCTGAAAAGGTTCAACCTATCGAATCCGACTATAAAGCGAAAGTCACCGCGCAGTTACTTGAAAACCAAGAAAATTTCTTGAAAGAAGCTGCTACAACCACAACCAGCAACGTTTCCACTTATGATCCAGTGTTAATCAACTTAGTGCGTCGTATGGCTCCAAAATTGATTGCTTATGATGTTTGTGGAGTTCAACCGATGACACTACCTACTGGTAGTATTTTTGCAATGCGTTCACGTTATACTAATGCACTTGGAAACGAAGCATTATTCGATGAAGCAAACACCGCGTTCTCGGGTACCGGAACTCATGAAAGTCAAGATCCTTGGGCTGTCGACAATCCTACCACGCCTGGCGTTATTGAAGGCTACAAGACCGGTACTGGTAAAGCGACTGCTGACGGCGAAGTTGATGCTTGGAACTCAATGAGCATGACAGTAGAGAAAGTTACTGTAACCGCTAAGACTCGTCAATTGCGCGCTGATTACTCGCTTGAACTTGCGCAAGACTTACGCGCGGTTCACGGACTTGATGCAGAATCAGAATTAACCAACATTCTTTCAATGGAATTGATTAATGAGATTAACCGCGAAGTTGTTCGTACCTTGATTAGCGTAGCTAAACCGGGTGCTCAGTTTGCAACTACTCCTGGTATTCTTGATGTTAATGCTGATACAGACGGACGTTGGTCTGCTGAGAAGTTCAAGGGTATGATGTATGCGATTGAGCGCGACGCTAACGCAATCGCTTATGAAACACGCGCTGGTAAAGGTAACTTTATCATTACTTCAAGCAATGTGGCGTCTGCACTCGCAATGGCTGGCGTTCTTGATTATGCACCTGCAATCAACAACAACCTTGAAGTCGACGTAACTGGTACCACGTATGCTGGTAACATGGGTCGTTATAAAGTCTACGTTGATCCGTTCTTAGCAACCGATGGTTATGTAATTGGTTATAAGGGTTCTAATGCTTGGGATGCGGGTTTCTACTATGCACCATACATTCCTTTACAGCTCGTTCGTGCAACTAGCGTTGACAGCTTTACTCCAGCACTTGGGTTTAAGACTCGTTACGGAATGGTTGCGAATCCATTCACTTCATTGAATGCAAATCAGAACATCTACTTCCGCAAGGTCAAAGTAACTAACTTGATGTAATTAATCAAGTCGAATTACTACAAAGGCTCTTCGGAGCCTTTTTTATTGACAAAAATAAATAAGTGTTATATCATATAAAATAAATTAAGAGAATCATTATGACAAAGGAAGAAGTAAAAGAGTTATTAACTACGTGGTTCGTTAAAAGCAATGGAGCTCTAAATCACGTAGTTAATAACTCTGATTTTTACGAGAGAAATAATTTACTCGATTTGTATTCAGCTATCATAGAGTTAACGAATCATCAGCCTTCCTTGAATATTAAGGATAGAGTTAAACTTATTTTGTCGCCTCATTCTGTTTGTGTTGTCTGCGGCAATCCTACTATTATTTTGAATGCAACTCCATCTACTGTATGTTCGAGAGCGTGTGCAACTAAATTAGGAAAGAAAAACCTCGATCAAATGTCTATTTCAGAAAAACGAAAGAACACGATGATTGAAAAATATGGGGTCTCAACAAATTCTCAAAGAAAGGATATCAAAATTGGCAAATCTAATTTATCAAAAGAAAAACTTGATTCATTAAATAATAAAGAATTTCTGTACGACTTACATATTAACCAACGCAAAACATCGGTTCAGATATCAGCTATCATTGGTGTCTATTATGGCACCGTTATCGATTATATTAAAAATGTACATAACATCGAATATAGATATTACGTACATTCGTCTATTTACGAAGATACTATTGAGGATTTTCTGAATCATTTAAATATCGATTATATTAAAAATGATAGAAGTATTCTATTGGGTAGAGAATTAGATTTTTATATCCCGCAGTTTAGGCTCGCTATTGAAGTAAATGGTATATATTGGCATAGTGAAATTTCTGGTAACAAGAATAGAGATTATCATTATAAAAAATGGAAAGAGTGCTCTGATAAAGATATTACACTTTTATCTATTACACATGATAAAATAAAAAATAAATTCGAGATTATAAAATCAATAATTATCCATAAGCTCGGAAAAACGTCGACAAAAATATATGCTAGGAATTGTAAGATATCCCAAGTAGATGGAAAGACATCCAAACAATTTTTTAATGAAAATCATTTGCAAGGTTACGCGAAGTCGTCGTTACAATATGGCTTATATCATAACGAGGAATTAGTTTCGCTGATGTCATTTTCTAATAGTAGATTTAGAAATGATGTTGATTTAGAACTAATTAGATTCTGTAATAAAATAAATAGCCATGTTATTGGTGCTGCGAGTAAGTTATTCAATTTAGTTAAAGATAAGAAAGTTGTATCTTATTCTATGAATGATATATCATCCGGTAATGTGTATAAATCTCTTGGATTCAAACTTGAAAAAGTAAACTCAGGTGGATATTGGTATACTAATGACGGAGACACTCTTTATCATAGATCTTTGTTTCAAAAACACAAGTTGAAAGATAAGTTACTAGCATTTGATGCTAACTTATCCGAGTGGAAAAATATGCAGATATCAGGGTGGGATAGATATTGGGATTCTGGAACTATGACTTGGATATACAATTCTCATCAAAAAAAAAGTTGAAAATAGTTGTTGACTTCTTAAATTTTGAGTGTATAATGTACACATAGAGTTAAGAAACCAAGTGAGGATGTAGAGATGTTGAAATATATTGAGACTAGAGAAGTAACTGAAGTTGCTAAAGAAAATGGAATTCGTTATCTTCGAGTTTATACGAATACTTATAAGGATGGTTCATATAAGCGCGTCAAATTTTATGGTGTGCAAGCACGGGCGATTGACTTTTTAATTAAAAAATTGCATCAAAAATTTCCGCGTGCTATTATTACGCCTAAATGTGCGTATCTGAAAAGTGTGACAATTTATTTACCTTTAAGTGAAAAGATTTTTTAAATATCTCTTGACATTGAGAGAAAAAGCGTATAATATACGCATAACAACCAAATAAGCGCCTGTAGCTCAGCTGGATAGAGCACGGACCTTCTAAGTCTGGGGTCGGGGGTTCGAGTCCCTCTAGGCGCACCACATACAACGATTGAGGATAAAATTGTTTTTGCGTAGTTGGCAAAGTGATTACTCTTGATGATGTAACTATTGTTATTCTTGAAAAACTGGGATTTGCGCAAGCATGAAAAAAGTTGAAAATAGTTGAAAATAGTTGTTGACTTCTTAAATTTTGAGTGTATAATGTACACATAGAGTTAAGAAACCAAGTGAGGATGTAGAGATGAAATCGAGTAAACTAGCAGAAAAATTGGAATATCTAATTGATCAAGAAGTACAAAAAACGGTTGACACTAACAGTACATGGAAAGAAAAATATGAGTGGTTAGTATCAGAAATTCAAAATGAACAAATTCGAGCACAAGACTTATTTTCCGATATGAAAGAAAATGGTCTAACCGCTGGAACAATTGAAGCTGAAGGTTATTTGCGTTGTGCAATTACAATTGAAAATATTGTAACGCGAATTGAAGAGGCATATAAATAAGTTTTTTGACAAGTCAGTAATGAAACGTCATTCTTTAACAATTTAAATAAGGTAAGAAAACATAGGTTTTCACCGAGTGCTGCGATGGCTAAGGGGCAGCATTCAACAATTTGGGCGGTTGACAGAGTGGTCGATTGTAGCGGTCTTGAAAACCGTAGGGTCTCGGAAGAGGCTCCGTGGGTTCGAATCCCACACCGCCCTCCAAATTTGTCTTCGTAGCCAAGTGGCTGGGCGCTAGTCTGCAAAACTAGATACACAGGTTCGATTCCTGTCGAGGACTCCATTTTTGCAACTATAGCTCAGTTGGTAGAGCGCACCCCTGATAAGGGTGAGGTCGGTGGTTCGAGTCCACCTTGTTGCACCATTTTCGGGATTGTTTTTGTAGCGGTAGCTCAGTTGGTAGAGCGCCGGATTGAAGCTCCGGTCGCGAAGGTTCGATTCCTTCCCACTACACCATATTTTAGGTTTATTGTTGAATATGATATTTACAAATCTTAATGATTTCGGATATCATGTAAAGTGTCACGATAACTACAAGTTGACGACTTGTCCTAAAACTTTTATTGCGTCTATGGTGTAATTGGTAGCCATGCGAGTCTTAGAAACTCGTGCCGAAAGGCGTGTCAGTTCGAGTCTGACTAGACGCACCACATTTGAATCGTTTCAACTTGAGAACTTCGAAGATTAATCAAATGATTTCGGATATCATGTAAAGTGTCACGATAACTACAAGTTGACGACTTGTCCTAAAACTTTTATTGCGTCTATGGTGTAATTGGTAGCCATGCGAGT